GTGCTACCAACTATAGTAGCACTTGCGTTACCGCCTGTATTAGTAAGAACTATTCTGTCAGAAGCATTGTATGAAGTAACACCCATGTAAACAGTTTCGCTGCCTGCAACCGTAAAATGTATCTCATCATCTGTAGCTGCATCAATTTTCGTATCAGCATCGGCATCAAGAATCATCTCGTTACCGTTTAAATCTATTTGTGAGTTTTTAGTTATTGCCATTAGCTACCTGTTCCTGATTCTGCATCCATCATATCTTGATATGCTTTTTTAACTTCATCAGTCCAAGTTGCATTTGCAATTGCTTGAACTCTAGCATTTTCACCAGATATGTCGGTATCTCCCCAAGTATCGCCTGTTTTAATCCTAGGGTTTAAAACATGACGATGTAAAGTTCTGTTAAGTTCTGTACCGTCTTCTTTTATTACCGTAGCAGTTCTAACTTGCACTTGACCCATTTCAAGCACTTCAACTTTATCTACTACTGTTTCTTTTGTTATTGCCATTTTTACCTCTTATGCTGCTGTCTCGTAATGTACCTGAAGTATTAAGTTTATAGTTCTGCCCCCAAATTGACTATTTTTTATTGATAGTGAAGAACCAGTAAGATAATGAAAATAGATGAAATTAGCATTATAGTGCGTTAAAGGGTCACTAAAAGAGCTTGTGTCTTCAGTACCAGAATAACTTAACGAACCTCCTCCATAATAATTACTATTATTTACTACGGTGTAAGGAAGTCCGCCAATATTAAAAGTGCTTGAATTGTTAGTAGGAGCAAATTGACAATACATATAAGCCATTACATGTCTGCCTACTTTTGTATAAGTAGCAGTTCTGACTACAACTGAGCCGCCATTAGGTAAAGTAGGTGTCCAACTTCCTTCCTCATAATCATCTAAGGCATTTACTGCTGCTGTATCGCCATTAAATGTTAAGCCACCAGACGATAAAAACCTTCCTCTTTCTGCGTAGTTTCCTGCTTCTGGTTTTGTATAAAATATTAAATCTGCGCCTGAGTCATCACCTGCGTTTGAGTCAGATGTTACTGATCTTGCAGAAACAGCAGCAACCAATTTCCCATCAGCGTCTAAACCGTCATCGTCTGCGTTGTTTGCATTTACAAATCTAACTCCACCTAATTCAACATTATTGGTTGATGTGTTTCTTGAAAGTATTAATGTTCCTGAACCTGATGCTGTGCCTGCTGAAACTTCTAAAAATTTATTACTTGTTCCTAAAGTACCTGAATTTATTGTTGTTGTTCCAATAAGGATATTTTCACTACTATCAATAGTTATAGCAGTCGCATCACTATTGTCTACTATTCCGGGGGTACTGCTTAACTCGACTGGGATCTTAGTATTTGCCATTAGTCTGCTGCCTCTATGGTTAGTGTTCCTTCTTCAACGCGCTTCATAATATCGTCATAATGTCTGTTGCCTTCAGACATGGGTACAAAAATCGCTACATCTTCATTAGCATTATTCTTTTTTGTATATCTCATACCTGCTTTATCGTTAACAGATCCATCTGGTAATTCTTGTTTAACGTATTTTAAATCTGTATATATTTCTGACATTACATCTCCGAATCGTATGCAAAAAATGTTGTACTTGATCCTCCGCCAACAACCGGAGATGAACCGGGGGCTGCTCCTGTGTTAGCAACGACATTCCACATAACAGAATTATTACCTATGGCTACAGTTGAAATAGTAGTAATATCATACCCATAATTATTACCATCATTTCTACCCCCCATCATTTGTAGTGTTCCTGTTACTTCTACAGTTGGGACTGCTCTTAACGGAGTTGTAAGAGTGTGTCCAATAGCATGATTTGTAGCTGTGTAGCAATACGAAACTGGTCCTAAAGGAAAAGTATTTGTGCCATAAGGTCCAAATTTTTGATAGTACCTTTGGCATAAGGTTAATCTTTCAGGATAACTTAATATTTCAAATTCAGTAGCAGTATCGCCAACCTCTAACTGAACTGCTGTTATGTAAAATTCATTATCTGTACTAGAAAAAAAGTTACCTGTACCCACTGCTCTATTAGCTGCGGTAGCAGAAGTCCACGTTTCACTCAAAGTACCGCTTGTGTAATTTGATCCTGCTAATAACCAAATTTGAAAAAATAAACTTAAACCATTATCGTTACCAAACGCTCCTGTGGTATCAGCAGGAAAAGTAAGTTCTACTTTTGACCAAGAAGAAGTAACTGAAAAACTTTTTGAAACTTGTCTAGCATTATCGTTATCGTATAGTTCAGCCACATAAGTAGTGCTTGCGTTACCTTTAACCCAAAAACTAGCTGTAAGCTGTTTTGCTCCACTCGTGCCTTTTTTAACGTGCTGTAAATTTTGTCCTTCTATTCTTTGATCTAATACACAAAATTGAGCCGCACCTAAAGAAGTGTCGGCTGTGGTGCAGTCTAGTTTTAGACTTGTCGTTACGTTACTTTCAGGGGGTGCATCTGCTGTTCCTGCGGTCATGGTTAGCCTACCCTCTGTATTAGGGTTGATTACCCACCTATCAGCAGTAGGGTAGTCTGCCTGAGCTCCAGCACCTGTAGCTTGTTGAGTTCTTTGATAAATACTATAGTCACCGTTAATTAAAATGTTGCGTCTGCCGAAAGCTCCAGAGCTTTCAACCATACTTGTATCTACTTTAGTTAATGCCATTAGCCGCCCTCTAAGGTTTCAATTCTTGCTTTTAAATCTTCTATTATATTCTGTTGTTCTTGTATTGCTTTGACAAGTGGTGATACAAATTCTGTATATCTCAAACCGTATCTTAATTCAGAACCATCTTGTTCTTCGCTTATATCGTCTTTGATAAAACCTGCAAAGTCTGTTGTAGATTTACTTATGTCTGATAAAACAGTTTCTACATCTTGTGCTATCAAGCCATAGTGAGTTCTAGTTTTACCGTTAAATTTATAAGATTTAGGAGATAGTTTATTTATAAAATCTAAACCTAAATCGCTATTAGTAATAGTATTTTTTTCATTTTGGTCAGAAGTTTGTATCGTTCCGTTTGTAGCATAAATATCATCAAACCTAGCACTTGAAGAACCTAAATCTATAGCGTTGTCTCTTGCTGCTGTACCGCTACTGGGATTCACTTGGTCAGATCCAAAATTAAATTCTAAGTTTGTGTCGCCAGAGCCTATAGCAATGAACTCTGAACCTCTAACTTTTATATTTCCATAAGTTGTACTGCCATTTCCTATTAATAAATTACCAGAAGTATCAATACGCATGACTTCTGCATTGTTAGATACAAAAGCTAAATCTTCATTAGCAACTGAACCAAATATTGTATGTCCGCTTGTATTCCATCGCCACTCAGACTTAGGTGTTCCTGATACAGAGTTTTGAAATACACCACCCCAAGTATCATTAAGCTCTAAAGATACTCTATTAGTTTCATTATTTGGCGAACTTTGTCCTAGTCCAAGATTACCATCAGCATCAATACGCATTCTTTCTGATCCGCCATTTTCAAAAATAATATTTTTGCTAGATTCTTGATTGTTTAAAACTAAATCTTCTGACGATCCTAAACCAATTAACAAACCATCACTAGAAGTCGTACCTGTATCTGTATTCGTAAAATGAGCAAACACACTACTAGCGTCACCTGCGTGTAAAGATAAATCTCTTGTAGGTACTTGTCCTATTCCAACACCTGTTGAGTCAATAACCATGCGTTCAGTTCCGCCTGTATCAAACCTAATCTTGTCCTCGTCAGAACTTTCTTCGACCATCACTTTGGTATCGCCATCAGCGTCTGACAGTTGTACCGCAGAGTTAATCTGACCAACAGCAATCGACACCACTTCTATAGATACTCCGTTAGCAGGAGCAGCAGTAAAGGTTAGAACCGCATTACTAATACTGTAAGTTGCTTTTTCTTGATAGACACCGCCTACAAAGACTTGCGTGTTGTTTTCGTTAGTAGGAGCTGCCGATAGCGTGAAGGTAGTATCTGAACCGTCACCTGTAAACTCGTCTACTAAAATATTAGACGCTGCTGCGGATATATCAGTAACTGTATGTGTTATGGCCTCTACGGCTGTACCCGTTGGTGGAGCGGTAGAAAAGGTTAGCGTTTGTCCTGATATGCTGTAAGTGTCTTTGTTTTGATAAGTACCGTCTATATAGACTTGTACGTTGTTTTCACTTACAGGGGTTACTCCTAACGCTAGGGTCGTGTCGCTGTTATCTCCTGTCATGGTTGCAATAACCATGTCAGCTCCTTGCACGTTGTTTAATGCTGAGTAGATTGTAATAACTCTGCCGTTAGCAGGAGCTGTAGAAAAAGTGACGGTGGTTCCTGAAACAGAATAAGAATCATGTGCTTGGAACACACCGTCTATAAATACGAGTAAATTGTTTTCATCTGCTACAGCGTTCGATATGGTGAAAGTTGTATCACTACCATCGCCTGCAAAGATATTGGTAACTAAGAAATTACCTTCACCAATATTACCCCAAGCAGAGCCTGAGTAGCCTTCAAACTTAGATGATGTGGTGTTGAATCGTAAATCTCCCGCAGCAGGTGAACTGGCCCTTTGTGCTGTTGTGCCTGTTGGCACGTTAAGGGCTGTATCAAGCTCTCTGATTGTTTTGCTTGCTGGGAGAGTACAGAACACATCTTTTGTGCCTGCACTAAAGTCAACAGCGCTGTCGCTGTTTGAACTAGAAAGGATAGTTGTCCTGGATAGCGTGTCTGGCGAGGCATCGGTAACTGTTCCAATACCTACTTCAAATTCTGCTGTACCTTGGCCTGCGATACAATAATAAGTAACATTACTGTTACCTATACCGGCGACAAAGGTTTCAAAACCGGTAGCCGCACCGCCTAAATTTATGGTGCCTGTACCAGTTGTAGTGGTAGTTTCCTTTACTCTGTCGTTAAGGACGAAAGCCACTTTGCTTCCTCCTTACGCTATTCTAATAATAGCTGTAGACGCCGCTTTTGCTGGAAATACTATTGTAAAGTCACCTGCCGTAGAAGTTTTATCACCACCAAAGTCTATAGTAGCAACTGATTTATTACTGTCTGAAGAGTTGTAAATCATGCAGCCTCTTGCAGTAATAGTAGCCGTACCAAAGGTAAGATCAGAAAAATCTGTAACAGCAGTAGTACCCGTAGATGTAGGAGTTACATTAGTTAATGTTCCTCCGCCGGTACTGTAACCGGTTCCGGACGCTTGTCCGGTTGTTACAAAAGAAGTTGTAGTTGCTCCCAAAGTTGCAGAACTTGTATACAAAGCCAGCTTCATTGTGTCACCACTACTGTTAGTAAAGTTATGATTACCTTTCAGTAATTCGACTTTAAAACTTGTGGTAAGTGTAGATGTAATAGCCATAATTAAATCCTTTTTATAATTTCAGCTAAATTTTCATCACCAGCTTTAATAAGCTCCTGAATCAAACTAGCTTTGTAAGATTTTATAGCATTTTTTATGTAAATTAAACAAACTTGTTTTATCTGATCTTCATAAGCTTTAGCTTGCGCTTCTATATGCGGTTCTAAATCTTCAGATGTGCCCACTAATTTTTCTGTAAGTCGTTCAGCCCAGTATTCAGGTGGATGTCCGCCAAAATTAGATGTAGCAACTTCCACAACGCCAAGTTCAGGCATTCCATCAGGTGTTATCTTTATTACCATTTTTTTGGCTCCGGAGATTTAAGATGGTTATCTTCTCTGCCTATTAAGATAGGTTGTTGTTCTATTTTGTTTACAGTCATTTCGCTTACTTTTTTGGTAAGTAATCCTTTTTCATCTTCTAAAACAACTAAGGGATCTGCTAAACGGTGGTAGCCGTATAATTTTTGCTCGGCTGGTACGTTTGTATCTAATAAACCGCTTGTGCCTGCTACTTGTACTTGCATGCCTTCACTTATGCATTTTGATAACCAGAACTCTACACAGGCCCTGCCGGACTCTGCAAAGTGAAGATTGCCTTGATAGGAAAAATCTATACCAAATAATTTCAAAACGGCTACTTCGTTGTACAAAGCAAAAGCTATTGCATAAGCAACGGTATTATTTATGTAGTGACAATTTGTGGCTTTTAGTATTTCATCAATAGGATATTCAACCAGCCCTGGGCATCTTTTATCTAATTCACAAGTGTAAATAGGTCCTTTGTGCTCTTGCAAAACCTTTTGCATACTACCTGTTTGACCGCCAGCATCATCTGTATCCAAAAATCTGGATGCAGGATCCATCATGAAAACTCTATCGTGATATATTACAGAAGCAACCGCATTAATAGTCCATACTTCATCAAAATGGCTTGCGTGTGCTTTTGCTAAACAATAATCAAACCAACTTTTACCAAGGCCTACAATTGCAACTGTTTTGCCTTTTAACTTTTTTATTTTTGCCAAATTAACTTACTTGCGATCTCAACGAATCATAACGGTATTCGTCTCGCCTTCCTCTTCCCTCTGCTCTATTTTTTAACCTGGCCATCTCTAAGTTAAATCTAGTTTCGTATAATTGTATTAAATCTGACTCACCCTTCATGAAAGTGTAAGCCTCCACTAAACATCCGTATAACAAACCATTTCTAGCATTTTGTGAAATCCAAGTTCCTGTTGTATCAGTCACCAAACTATTAGGCTTGTGTAAATAGTGTAATTCTACTGCATAAGCTTGATCAGGCACTGGAGCTAATATAATAGTAGTACCGTTATTTGACCCTGTAGATAATTCTTTGTCAAAATCACCATAATAAAGAGGCAACCCGCGTAGATTAGTATCTGTAGGGTCCACATTGTATTCCTGCATAAAGCTTGGATGTTTTTTATCTAAATATGTATAGTCACCGTTGCTGATAACAGCTAATGAAAAACTCATAATAAAATCTGTAGGGCAAGTAAGAAATCTGTTACCTGCAGTCATGTTACCTTGTACGTTCTTTCTAAAAAAATCAAATTGTACAAGTTCGAATATTCTTTCTTCTGCGGTTTTGATGATATCGTCAAGCGTGCTTACAAAAGTAGTTTCTGTATTCTCGGTATAGTTTTGTATTAAAGTTTTTAATTCAGCTAACGTCATATTAAGGTGTGTTTGCAGTTCCACCCATACCAGAGTGATTTGTACAGTAATAATATAATGTTGGCGCTCCAGAAGCTACCGTTATTTGTGTGTAAGCTCCAGAGCTCCCTGGCGTACCATTTGTTGTAACGCCTGTTGTGTATTCTGTTCCTCCTGCGTGCGTACCGTTTGCCGTAGTAGAAAACCTAAGTGGATGGGTACTATTAGAACTGTCTGATTGATCAAATTTGTAAGTGCTGCCTTCGGATAAATTTATTGTCGGACTAACCGAGCCATCTAGGTAAAATTTATTGCCATATCCGTAAGAATTAGTGCCAGAAGCAACAGTTACGGTATAAGTTGTAACTGAACTTGTTGTAACAGAAACAGTTCCTAAAGATAACGTTGCACTTTGACCGCTTAATGTTTCGTTTACAGTCGTTCCTGTAACAGATACAGATCCTAGGGCGCTTGTTCCTGACACGCCATCTGGAGTGGCTCTATTAGCTGGCACGTTCTCTGTTGTAGTAACGCTACCCACAGACGCTGTACTAGAGACTCCTTGAAAGTTTGAGCCTAAAATATTTTCATCAAGATAATTTGTAGCTGTACTGTTTTTATAGCTTACAACGATAAATCCTTCGCCCCCTTCAACATCGTTGTTTGGTCTTGGCTTGTATAAAGCTTCAGGATCTGCCTTTGCTCTAATAGGTTCTAGTTGTGGATGTTTACTTTCGTAACAAGATGGACAAGTTTTTGCACCGTTCCATTCTTCTTTGAGTTCGTTTAGCTTGTATTCAAAACCGCAGCGATCACATAAAGCCCTAGCAAACTTACCAGTTGCGTAAGCCATTACATTACCCTGATATCAGGTCTAATTCTAAATGAGGCTCTATCTTCGTCTTGATCAGCCGCTCTTCTAAACTCTTCTTCGTACAAAGCTTTCAATTGTGCGGTTTTTTCAGGTGCCCTTTTGAGTGAAAGGTAGTAAGCAAGACCTGCAGTAAAACAAGGATAAAATCTGAAAGGCATATCCATTGTATCAATAGCCTTATCAGCATCATCCATTCTAACCATTTTATTAAAAACTAAAATGTCAGTTGAGTTTTCTGGTGCAGGCCAAATCTTCAACTTTGGAGTGCTTAACTTTTCGAGAAAAAATTGTGAAGGTCTAGCCTGCGTTGTCTTATTTGGTATATTCAAATATTCACTTCTTGATATCCTGTTCATGCTGATATCTGTTTGAGTCGTATTTACAGTTCTTCTTACCACTACATCAAGAACATCTATTACATTGGCATTCAAAGAATATTCTGTAGTCCCTTGTGTAACTGTTTGCGTGTCTTGTTCAATTGTCCATTGATTCAGTCCTCTGTTCGCCCACTCGGCTAACATAAGATTTATGGATCTTCTTGCTGTTTTTAAATCGTAACCAGTTCTAAGTTCTAGACCACATCGCTCAAATGCTTCTTCTATAAACTCAGCTACATTAGGTTCAAAGTCTGTACTTCCTGAAAGTGCCATTACTTTTTCTTTTTAGTTTTTTTTAAAGATCTTTCTATTTGTGCAGCTTGTTTAGCATGAAGTTTGGATGCCCCTCTTAGCTCTTTAATTAGTTTTCTTTTTTGTGCAACAGATAAGTCGGCCATTATTCATCCTCCGCATATAAGTTATCAAATATTCTATTCACATCAAGTGTATAGTCTAAATCAGATTTGGAATAGTGTACATGAGCAGATGGTCGAAAGTCTGGAGCACCCTGTCCAGTTTCAAACCAGGCTGGGTGAGTAACCCTTACCCTATTATTTGGTAAAGCCACAATATTCCCAGTCCATTCTCCAGCGTCTAATAACTGCATCACATGACTTTGTTTATGTTGTGCGGGATCATCAGCTATTTCATTTTCTGCATAATCAACCGTAAATAAATATTTAGCTGGAAAAAATTGGCCATCTATTTTTGCCATCCAAGGACAAGGAGTAGCGCGATCAATTACATATACAGAGTTGTGATGTGAAGAACAATCCCAGGGTTGAGCATCATGTACCGCCATCGGTTCAGGCCACTCTTCTAAAGGTATGTCTGCAACCAAAGCTGTTATAGGCATTCTTGCCCACATGGCACCGCCGTGCACAGTATCCTCTTCTTCACCTTCTGGTTCTATACCTGTAAAGATAACTTGAAAACTTAAACATCTACACGGCATAGTCGTAACACCAACGGCCATAGCGTGTAAGAACTCGCCGTGATATTTTTCGTGATTATGTGTGTATTCTTTTCTTACCCAGCACTTAAAGTACGGGATATTGCTATATAGATAGGCCACTATTTCTTAGCTCTTCCTCCCCTCCTATAGCCTTTAGACATAATTTTGCCACCGTTTTTATAGCCTTTTGACTTGACTTTGCCACCATTTTTCATGCCTTTAGATTTGACCTTACCACCGTTCTTCATACCTTTTGACATAACTTTGCCGCCATTTTTCATCCCCTTGGATTTCATCATGCCGCCGTTTTTCATTCCTTTAGATTTCATAGGTCCGCCATTACGCATTCCTTTAGATTTTACTCTACCGCCGTTTTTCATGCCTTTGGACTTAACTTTACCGCCGTTAGCATAACCTTTAGTTCTTTTGTACATGTTAGCTCCTGTCAGATAATAAAACTTGTTACTACTTAATTAGGAAATAGTTGTTACTTTTCTCTTGTTATTCATAACTTTACCACAGCCCCTGGCTATAAACCCACCATTTTTTTTCTTGACGCGGTTCTGTTGAGCCATAGCTTTTTCTATAGCC